GGATTAGAAAATTATGTTTAAAAAACTTTTAGAATTACGCCAACAAAAGGCAGCTAAAGCCGCAGAAATGCGAGCAATGCTTGAAAAAGCAGAAAAAGAAAATCGTTCTTTAAATGAAGCGGAAACCGCAAACTTTGAAGCGGTAAAAGGTGAAATTAATCAATTAACTGATGAAATCGCCCGTTATGAAGCGGTAGCTGATGAAGAACGTAACCTTGCCGGCAATGTAAATCCAGTAGAGCAACGCAGCGCAAAACAATTCAGTAATGACGAATTGCGCCATTACATTAAAACGGGTGAATTGCGTAACCTCACCACCGCCAACGGGGAAGATGGTGGCTATTCCGTTATCCCACAGTTAGACAAAGAAGTGATGAAACGCTTAACCGATGACAGCGTAATGCGCCAAATTTGTAATGTAGTGCGTTTGCCTATCGGTGCGAAAGAGTACAAAAAATTAGTTTCTGCCGGTGGTGCTGTTGTGGAACATGGTGAGGAAGGCGTAGCCCGTAACGGCACAGCCACGCCGAAACTTCATGAAGTCACCATTGCACTAAATTCCATTTATGCTTATCCGAAAACCACGCAAGAGATTTTAGACTTCTCAAGCATTGATGTTTTAGGTTGGCTGACTGATGAAATTTCTGAAACTTTTACCGAAACCGAAGAAGTAGATTTAACTTCCGGCGATGGTTCTAAAAAATCAAAAGGTTTACTCACTTATGAGCGCACAACCGAAAATGACAAAGTACGCGCCTTTGGTAAATTACAAAAATTAGAGGTGGCTAGCGCAGATAAAATCACCGCTGACACTTTGATTGATTTGTTCTATACCCTTCATAGCAAATACCGTAAAAACGCCGTTTGGGTGATGTCTTCTAGCATTGCTGCCGCATTGCAGAAACTCAAAAACAAAAACGGGGATTTTATTTGGCGTGATGGTTTAGCCGTTGATGCACCTTCTACCCTTTTAGGCCGTCCTGTTTATTTCCTTGAAACAATGCCGGCGAGTGGGGCTAATAGTCCGGTGGTGGCATTTGGTGACTTTAAACGCGGTTATTTCATTGTGGATCATGAAACAGGCGTAAGAACCCGCCCGGATAATTTAACCGAACCGGGATTTTATAAAGTCCACACTGATAAATATTTAGGTGGTGGCGTGGTTGATTCTAACGCAATCAAATTGATTGAAACCACAGCATAAACCATAAGGGGCGAGAAAGCCCCTTTTTGCTTAATAGGTTGTATATGAACAAAGAATTTGAGATCCGTTCAGCCACACTTTCAACGGATAAAGAAAATCAGAAATTAGTCGGTTATGTGGTTCGCTGGAATAGCCCATCAGAAGTCCTATATTGCGATTTTATCGAACAGTTTAGCCCAAATGCTTTTACAGAGAGTTTAAGCGGTGGTGATGATGTGAGAGCGTTATTTGAACACGATCACACAAAACTATTAGGGCGCACCAGTGCGGGAACATTAAAACTTGAAGAAGATAATATTGGTTTACGTTTTGAGTTGACACCGCCTGAAACCACAATCGGGAAAGATTTATTAATCAGCGTAGAGCGAGGCGATATTTCCGGCATGTCTTTTGGCTTTAGAGCAACGCAAGAAACATGGGATTTTGATGTTGAACCTTATCAGCGCACGGTAAGTAAAGCGGAACTCTTTGAGATCACCGTAACAAGCATTCCGGCATATCCTGAAAGTAGCGTAGAAATTGCGAAACGTTCGATGAACGAGGCAAAGGCAAAAACACAATCAAAACCGACTGCACTTTTTAAACAATGGCTTGATGTGGTGGAGTGTGAATAATGTGGAATCCATTCAAACGAAAAGAACAACGTAGTGCACCCGTTGCTATTGATGAACTGCTTTCTTACTTAGGCGTATCTAATACCGGTGCGGGGGAATTTGTCAGCCCGCAAACTGCCGAAGCATTACCCGCAGTGATGAATGCGGTCACGGTGATCGCCGAAGCGGTGGCGAGTATGCCTTGTTATTTGTATCGATTAAAAGACGATGGCCGAGAACGAATTTATAAGCACCCGGTAGATTATTTATTAAATGAAATGCCGAATCGCAGCCAAACCCCTTATCAATTCAAATATACCATGATGCGCCACTGCCTTTTAAGTGGTAATGCCTATGCGGTGATTGAGTGGAATAGCAAGGGTGAGCCGATTAGCCTAACGCCTTATCCGCCAAGTGCGGTAAATATTTATCGTAAAGTCGGTGGTGCATATATTTATGAAATCACTGATTTAGACGGTAAGACAACAAACTATCTACAAGATGAAATCTTGCATTTGCGCCATTCTTCCCTTGATGGATTTATGGGGCGTTCGCCGGTGACAATTTGCCGTGAAACAGTAGGCTTAGGATTGGCTCAACAGAAACACGGATCAGCCATTATGAAAAACGGATTAATGGCAAGCGGTTTAATCACGACAAGCGAGTGGTTAGACGAAGCGAAGGCACAGAAAGCAGTAAAAGCCCTTGAACGTTACAAAGGGGCGAAGAATGCGGGAAAAACCCCAATTCTTGAAGGCTCAATGGAATATAAACAACTCGGTATGACAAACCAAGATGCGGAATGGTTACAAAGCCGCACGTTTACGATTTCCGATATTGCCCGAATCTACAATATCAGCCCGATTTTTCTTCAAGACTATTCAAATAGTAGCTATGCCAACTTCAGCGAGGCAAGCCGAACATTTTTATCTCAAACCTTGCGCCCATGGCTTACGAATTTTGAACAGCAATTAAAGGACGCATTGATGATTGATTTAACGGTCAATTCTTCAAAACGTTATTTGATTGAGTTTGATACAAGCGATCTTTTGCGAACCAGTCAAAGCGAGCGATTCAAGAGTTACGATGTAGCCATTAAAGCGGGCGTAATGTCACCAAATGAAGTGCGCCGCCGTGAAGGTTTACCGCCTTATGCTGGTGGTGATGAATTTAGCCAAGCATGGAAACAAACCGTAGAAGTTAAGCGTGGTGATGGTGGAAATCAGAAAGCAGGAGTAAACGATGGCGAGAATGATTAGAGCCGGTATTTACAACAAAGTGATCACCATTCAAGAACGTAACTACAAAAAGGAACGAGAGAACAATACCTACGGCGCATCAACACCCATTTGGAAGAATGTCGTAGAAGTGCGGGCAAGTATTGAACCATTACAAGGGCGAGAATATTTTAGCGGCCCGTTTCAGATGGGTGAAAACATTATAAGAATTCGCATTCGTTACCAAGAAGGAATAACCAATAAAATGCGGGTTAAATATGGTAATCGCCTGTTTGATATTTATTCGGTAATTGATAGCAAAGAATCGCACAGAGAGCTGCAATTAATGTGTAAGGAAGGTGAAGCCCATGGCGAACATTGAAATCAGTCTTGAGGAAATCAAGGCGCATTTAAACGTAGATCACGATTACGATGATTCCTTGATTGAAAGTTATAAAGCGGCAGCACTTGAAGTTGCACAACGCCATATCGGGAAAACCTTTGCCGATGAAGAAACGGATAAAACAATTCCTTTCTATGATTCGATTAAGATTGGCTGCTTAATGTATATCGCCTATCTTTATGCAAATCGTGAAGCGGTAACCGATACAGCTAACCTTGCACCCGCACCCATGGCGATTAGTGCATTATGGGAAGTCTATAGAGAACCTTGCGCTTATTAAGGTGAATCTATGCCATACCAACCATTAAGGCGTTGTACCTTTCCCGGTTGTCGTAACCGAGTGAAAAGCGGACGATGTGATGAACATCAACAGAAGAAACAAGATAACCGATTGCCGGCAAGTCAGCGTGGTTACAATCACAAGTGGACGAAATACCGCACACAATACTTAAAGCATAACCCGCTTTGTGTCATGTGCTTAGAGAAAGGAATCTACACACCCGCAACAGTGATTGACCATATAAAACCAGTAGAGAATGGACAGGCCGATCCATTGTTTTGGGTAGCAAGTAACCATCAATCCTTATGTCGTGATTGCCACAGCTATAAGACAAGAGTGATAGATAAGCGTGGTTATGGTGCGAAGAAGTAAAGAATTCGTATCATACGAATAACTGATTAAATAATAGACAAATCTTAAACTTGAATTTTGTTCAAGAAATAATCAGATAGACCGGGTGGGGGGGGAGTTTTTGAAAGAAAAGCCCTTCCGCTAAGAACCGCCCGCCCAAGACAATTTTTACGCACGGCAATTTTTTTGAAAATAAGGAAGTCAGTCTCCTCAAATTTGAGGAAGCAACAAGACCAAATTTGGGCTCGTTAAACCAATCCAAAAATGGATTCGTTAAAAGGAAATAGAATGACAACAAAAAAGAAAACCACACACAATCCACCGAGCTTTTTAGATCCGGTGGCTAAGAACGCATGGAAAGCACGAATCAACCAACTTTTAGAACGTGGCGATATACAAGAAGCCGATTTAATTCACCTTGAACTTTATTGTGTGAATTATTCCCTTTTCCGCAGTGCGGTAGCCGATATTGCTAAAAACGGCTTTTCGATTGTAAACAGTCAAGGCACACAATCACGCAATCCGGCACTTTCAGCGAAAGCCGATGCCGAAAAGGTGATGATTAAAATGTCTTCCTTGTTAGGTTTTGACCCGGTCAGCCGCCGCAAAAATCCGGTAGAAACAGAAACGATAGACGCATTAGATGAAATCCTCACAATGTAGGTGAAAAATGGAAATCTGGCACGACTACGCAAAGAAAGTTCAATCAGGTGAAATAGTGGCTTGCCGAAAGATAAAACAAGCCGTAGCCCGTTATTTTGAGGATTTAGCAAACCCCGATTATTTCTTTGATAAAAGTGCGGTTGAAAAATTCCTCGCTTTCTCAAAGTTATGCCCGCATGTAAAAGGGCATTTGCGTGGCCAACCGATTATTCTTTCAGATTGGCAAGTGTTCCTCTTTGCGAATCTTTTAGGCTTTAAGTGGAAAGATACCGGATTAAGAAAATATCGTTCTGCTTATATTCAAGTGGCTAGGAAGAATGCAAAATCAACGGTGGCGGCAGTGTTGGCTAACTGGTTTCTCATTATGGAAAAAGGTCAGCAAGATATTTACACTGCAGCAGTAAGCCGAGATCAAGCCCGCATTGTTTTTGATGATGCCCGGCAAATGTGCTTACTTTCTACCCCGTTGAAGAAACGGCTCAATATCCAGCAGCACAAACTCATTAATCCAAAATCAAACAGTTTAATGCGCCCTTTGGCGGCAAAATCAAGCACTATTGAAGGCACAAACCCAAGTCTTGCGATTGTTGATGAATATCACCTACACCCCGATAACAGCGTTTATAGTGCGTTGGAACTAGGACAAGGCGCACGGCCCGAAGGTTTACTCTTTGCTATCACCACTGCAGGGAGTAATGTTATTTCCGCCTGTAAGCAGCACTATGACTACTGCGCGCAGATTCTTGAGGGAAACGAACAGAACGACAGCTTGTTTATTATGATTTTTGAGTTAGACGAAGAAAACGAAATCGACAAGCCGGAAAACTGGATAAAAGCCAATCCGAATATTGGAAAATCCATTCCTTACCTTGATTTTGAGAACACCATTAAAAAAGCCCGTGGGATTCCTTCCGAATGGGTAGAAATGCTCACTAAACGCTTTAATGTATGGTGTCAGGGAACAACACCGTGGCTAGGTGAGGGAAACTGGGCGCAATGTGCAAGAGATTACACCGAAAGCGATTTACTACATCAGGATTGTTATTTAGGGTTGGATTTATCCAGTACCAACGATTTAACAAGCCTTTGCTATACCTTTCCACAAGGGAAAAAAGTGCGGTTAGTTACCCGGCACTATATTCCCGAATTTCAGCTTAATAACGTGGCAAATAAAAATCGGGCCATGTATCGGAATTGGGTGCGTAGTGGCTGGCTTATTGCCACAGAGGGCGACTGTATCGACTATGACAAAATCAGAGATGATATTTTAAAAGATGCGGAAAACTTCAATATCAAAATGATTGGCTTTGACGTATGGAACGCCACACACCTTAGAACACAATTACAGGCGGCGGGGCTTGAGGTCGAACCCTTCCCACAAACTTATCAACGTTTTAGCCCGGTAGCAAAAAGTGCGGAAGTATTGATTAATCGCCAAGTGATAGAACACCACGGCGATCCGGTGCTTGCTTGGGCGTTATCAAATGTAGTGATGGAAACCGATGCCAACGCCAACATAAAGCCAAATAAGAAAAAGGCAGCAAACAAAATCGATCCAGCAGTGGCTTTCTTAATGTCATTCGGAACTTATCAACTTGAATATGGCGATCTGATTTTTGAGTTATCAGAAGAGCATAAACAGGCATTAGAACAATTTAACGGGATAGATCTATGAATATAGAGTTACTCAATATGATTGCTTATGCGTTCGTGCTTTATTCTCTCTTTTACTATTGGAGTAAATAAAATGTCAGTAAAAATACAAGGTTTAAAAGAGCTTGAACGAAATATTAAACGCTATGTAAAAGATACTCAGAAAGCCGTAAAGCCCTCAATTAGAAGGGCATTAAATGCCGGTGCAAAATCGCTTGAAAAATCAATAAAACCAAAAGTACCGGTGATGAGCAAAAGCACTGATTTTCGCCAAAAAAGCACAATAAAAAATAATGTTCGCCATAAAACAAAAGTCGCTAAAGACGGTTTAAGCGGGATCACAAGAATAAGAGTAATGCGTCCTAAAGGTCAGAGAATGGCAAGGGTTGGTGAAAATACCAAAGATAGACGAGATCCTTTCTATTGGTGGATGGTGGAATATGGCACGGTTAAAATGAAAGGCCGCCATTATATGGAAAAAGGCGCACAAACAGGTAAAGCCGAAGCATTGAGAATCACCGAAGAAACATTTAAAAGAGAACTCAAAGAAAGAATGCCTAAATGAACAAAAGCCCGTAATCACTACGGGCTTTTATTTTCATCAAGGAAAACATGATATAACCAAAATGATCCCACTAACCGCACTTGGCTCATTGCCAATATTCGTTATCAAATGTTTTGGTTTTCAATCGGGCGGTTTACTTTTTCAAGCTCACCGCCATTAGAGCGCTTTAATTATATGCCAATAATGAAAGCACAGCTATTATACAACAGTCCCTAATCTTGATAAATAGCCGTAGCTTATCGTAGCTTATTGATTTAGAATAAATTGTATATTGTGAGTTGTTATAAATTAACCAATAATTCACCACACCAGGAGGAAAAAATGTTTGCAGATTTCATCAAATTTAGCTTTCAAGTTTTCTTATTTTTTTGTGCACTATTAGGTGGTGTTATTCTTCTTGGGATATTTAACAAAATAGGTTGGGTAAATGTAGGCATTGGTTTTGGTGTACTGATAGCTTGTATTATTTCCTATGTGGTATGGACGGAACGACAACCGAACTACAGCTTAGAAGATCAACGTTATAACGAATATATTGCTAACCTAAGACAAGAAGTAGAACGTCCTATTATTCAAGCAAGATTAGCAAAACAAGCAAATGAATCTATTGATTTGAATGGAATTATTACAGGTAAAGCCACTTTTACAGATGCGGAAGGCAAAAACCGAGATTTAGATATTAACGTAAACTTAAAAATTAAATAACCAAATCAACGCACCTAGGGTAGCTCCCGAAAGCAAGACACCTTATCTTGTTGGTGCGTTCCTATCATAAGGGCAAATGCGAAAGGGGCGTTTATGAGCAATAGAGAAGATTTTTTTAAAGAACTTAGGAAATTCTTTTTTAATGATAGAAAAATTGATGAGTTAACATATTTAGTTCAGCTTATAGATGATTTGTTAAAAGAATTGACGCTAGAAGAAATAAAAATAGTTCAAGATTGGATAGATGAAACTATAGAAATGTATTATCAAGAGGAATTAGATAATGCTATAGAAAAAGCAAAATTGGAAACTGAATATATAGAAGATGAAGATGGGAATTACGAAGAATTTAATAAATATTTTGATAGAGTATGGTATGACAGATATGAACCTAACATAGATCTTATTATTCAGGATTTTAATGTAGAGACTAGATATATAGAAGGAGATAAAGACTTATTAGAATGGTTATTAAAGACAGGATATAGAGATGACGGACTACCAGATGGGATTAAAGATTATCATATAATGGCTGTAATGGCTCTTGAATATATAGATAGATTTATAAATGGTGATAGTTTATTTGGTGATGGTAATAAATTCGATCAACAAAACCTATTCAGGGCATTTTGGTCTTTTATAAGTTCAGAGCAAATGAAAGCTAAATATGAAATTGAACAGTTAATCAGTAAATCTAAAAGAGAGAACGCTCAAAAAGCGGCTAAAGCAAGGCACAAAGAAAATCATAAAATTAAAGATATGGTTGTTTCTAGATGGATAAAATATTTAGAACAATCAAAAGAAAAAGGGATAAAAATAAGTAAAACTGCTTTTGCAGATAAAATTTTTAAAGAATTGGAAAAAGCCCATCAAAAAGATCCACAAAAAAATAAGAGATATTCTGTAAAAACTATTCGTAATAACTGGTTACAAGGCATATAAAATACTTTATGCAAGCATAGGGTATACCCGTAGCAAGCAAAGCCCTGACTTTTACAAGGTCAGGGCATTTTTTATCCTTAAAATTTCCTTAAAAATACCTCCCGTTACGTAACGAAACCCAACAAAATCAAAAAACAAGTTACGGGAGTACAAAATGAATCCTATCGAAAATAAAGAAACCTTTAAGCCAATATGGGGCAGTACAAATGATGTAATGACCCGCATTTGCTGTAAACGTACAAAGTTATACGGGTTGATGCGTGATGATCCAACCTTTCCAAAACCTATCAGACTTTCTCAAAATCATATCCGTTGGAATTTAGCTGAGATTGATCAATGGATAGCAGATAAAGAAGCCGCACGAGTTTAAGGAGGGAATGATGAACATTAAACAAGTTACCCAAGATATTAATTTACTTTTGCCGGTACAAGAAATCAGTATCAAAGGCGAAGTAATGCAATACACCTTTGCAAGAACCTTGCACGCATTTTTAGAGAGTAAACAAGAGTTCACGCATTGGTTTAATAACCGTGTAGAGAAATATGACTTTATCGAAAATGAAGATTTTTGCTTGATAAATTTATCACGCAAAAAATCAAAAGGACGAGGCGGCCATAACAAAATTGATTACCGAATTTCCCTTGATATGGCGAAAGAGTTAGCGATGGTGGAAAGCAATGCCCAGGGCAAATTAGCAAGACGTTATTTCATTCAATGCGAAAAGGCTTTGCAGACTGTTGCACCGCAGATTCATTCCGAATTATTAACACAATGGAAAATGACAAGAGACAACACCGGCAAAGGCTATCGCCCACTATGCGCCGCACTTGACCGCAATCGCAAACGGCAAGGAAAACCCGTTCCCCGTTATTTGTTCACTAACGAAACCAACATGCTGACAAGCATTGTACTGGGAATGAGTGTTCATAAGTATAAAGACATTCATCAAATCACCGGTGAAATCCGTTCTCATTTAACCGCCGAGCAACTTGCCGAGCTGGAATATTTAGAGCGAGCTGATGAGATATTGCTGGATAGTGATGTAAACGACTTTGAAACTCGCCGATTAAAGCTGATTGCAATGCGAAACAATCGTTTTGAGAAATTGGCAGCATAGAGAAAAGAAAAACGCCACAAGGCTCACCCAAGTGGCGTAATTCCCTACCTTAAGACTCACTCAGAAGGTAGAACAATCAATCAATGAAGAACCACAGAAAACAGTGGTTACGAACCTGATACAAATTACACAGCGTTCTTTGATTCAAATTCATAGAAAGGAAATAAATATGAACCTAAATCAGCTTAATTATAAACAATATGAAAATAATTCACAATGCAAAATCTTTACAAAGTGCGGTCAAATTAATTATAGTCTTTACACTTTCGCAAAATCGAAAGTTCAGGCGTGGAAACCTGATGAATTATACACGGCGAACAGCACGCCAAACCGTGCTTTTTTTGTTCGTAATATACGCACACCTAAAGAAAATAACGAACGCAAAAATGCGTTGGTTACTATTCTCTCAATGGTAGAGCGTATTGGGCAACGTTTAATCGTTGGCTACTTTCCGTGTATGGTAGTTTTCCACCCCGATACGTTCTACCGCCAAGCGTGGAAACTTGCGGTAGATTGTCAAAATCTTTACACGGAGTTTTCATCAATGATCTACAAATTCCTCTTTACCGGCTCACGCTTTCGCATTGCCGTTTATGCCAATTCACTTAATGAAGCTTTAGCACGCTTACCAAAAGCCAATCAACGCCCTGTTTTAGTATCAAGAATTAAGGGGGGGGCTCATGCCTAAAGTTACCACACCATACACCCTAGATGAAAAAGCCCAAGCACGGTTTAAACGTGCAAATACAGCCTTATGGCAGGCTTACAGCATTATGGATTTATTAGTCAATGGCACTGACCTAAGCAACGACGATATGCCGACTTTGCTATCAGCTTTACAAGGTGCGGTTGAATTAATGAGTAACGGATTAAATGACTTGCCGGAGGTGGATAATGCGTAACGAAGCTATAAAAAATGCACTTATCACCCTATGGGAAGCACATCATATCGCCGAATTAATTAGCAAGATTGACGGTGAGAGCGAAAAAATTGAGGTTTATAAGTATGAAACCGCTTGCCGTGGCATTGCTCGCTTAACCTTAGAAGCCTTGATGACGTTAGAAGAAGAGCTATAAGGGGGCGATGATGAATAACGTAATCCTACACTACCAAGACGGGCGCACGTTTATTTGTGCAGAAGGCGTAACCCTTGCACGGGCAGAAGAAATCAAAGCCTACATTGAATCAAATAACGATGATTTTAGCTATCGCAACGTGGAGCGGGTAGAAATTCAGTACACAGGGGGAAATGATGAAAAAGTCTAAAACCGTGAAACCTTTTAAAACACCCTATACCCCAACGCCGGAGCAGTTAGAAAAATCGGTGAAACGCATTAAGCAGTTTTTAGCCTTTGCCGAAGATTATTTGCATAACGGCCATTATAACGGGTTGGTAAATTCAATCGAGCAAATTAAGAAAGCGGCAACGATTAGAAAGCCGAGAACAGTGGTAGGTGGTGGACGATGAACAGTAAAACAAGCGACAAACTCACCGCTATTTGTGAACGTGGGCTATATGACCAGATGATTTTAAATAATCAGATATTGGCGATAGCCGGTGAGCCGGAAAACATTCAAGACGATGTACTACGGCATCAAATTATCGTATGCCTTCATCATTCACAATGTATCGAACAAACTTTCAAACAAATTAAAAAGGTGGCACAAAATGAACATAGATATGAATAACCTCAACGAAACGGAAGTAACCGCACTGACAGCAAGAATAAGACAGCTTAACGGCGAAAATGTCAGCCCGATTCCTTATGTTATGTCGTGCATAGAAGAGCTTTCAGTCGTCTTTAATACAATGCCGGAAGCACAACGCAACGAATTGACGAAGACAAGAAATGAGCTGCTTTTCCTCCGACTTCATTTTACTGAATTGAAAGATGAAGCAATAAAAGCACGCTTAGCGGAAAAACCATTAAGCGATGAAGAAATGGTAAAAGTAGGGCTAACGATTGCCGCAGCCGAAAGCATTCTTGACATATTGGCTACACTACAAAATGCGGCAGATATGCGATTAATGACCATCTCAAAAAATGGGCTTGAAATCATGGGAGGATACAATGGCACGATTAATTAATGCACCTCATTTAGCCGATCAACCGCATGAACCTTACTCCGATTTAATTATTCTTGCCGGGCGTAAAGCCTGGCAAGCGTGGAATAATGGTAAAGGGGAAGAGTGGCTCTTATTATGCACGTTGATTTATGGATTAGAACCCGGTCAAAAGCCAGTGATTATTGGGCGAGAACAGCTTGAAAATATCTCTTCTGTTCGCATTGCAAGGGCAGATCAACAGCTCATTAAATTCTTTCAGTATGGTGAATTAACCAAAGAAGAAATCACGGCTATTTGCCGCAATCTTGCGAAAAATACTGATGCAATAGACGTGAAACTTTTTGATTCAGCCGCACAGCAGATTGAAGATTTAAGCGGCTATATCCAACGCTTACGCACAGATAAAAGTGCGGTCGATTTGGCAGATAAAATTGCACCGGAAAAACTGAAAGAGAAAGACGGCACGAATAAAAAAGCCCGTGCTTTAAGTAAATGGTTGAACATGGATTTAGCCTTAAGCACGCAAGATCGCAAACTTTACCACTATGACGGCATAAGATGGCAGATGGTGGAAGAATATGAGCTTGTTGATAAAGCGGTGACATTCTTTGATGAACAAGATTTTAACTACAGTGCACGCACCATTGAAAGCATTATTGATACGATTAAGATCCAATCGCCTAAAATGGGAACACAGGTTAAAGAGCTGATTGCATTCAATAACGGCACATTTAATCGGGCCACATTGGAATTTCTGCCCCATTGTAGGGAGAATTGGCTGACTTCTTATATTCCGCATGATTATCTCAATCAAGCGCAAGATACCCCTCATTTTGATAAATGGTTGGCATTTGTCAGCGGTGGGAAGACTGAAAAAATGAATGCGATTTTGAGCGCACTTTACGCTATTCTCACCAATCGCCACGACTGGCAATTATTCTTTGAGATAACAGGCGATGGCGGTAGCGGTAAATCAGTGTTTGCCAATATTGCTACAATGCTTGCCGGTGATCAAAACACCGAAAGCGGTCGATTAATTGATTTAGACGAACCACGGGGGCGGGAGAGTTTTGTCGGGAAAACCTTGATTATTTGCCCTGAACAATCTCGCTATGGTGGTGACGGTGGCGGATTAAAAAGTATCACTGGAGGCGATCCGGTAAATATTGACCCTAAACACCGTTCTAAATTTAAAGCCGTGATTCCGGCAGTCGTGCTAATTGTAAACAATGAAGCAACCCGATTTACGGAACGAAGCGGCGGGATTGAAAGACGGCGGGTAATATTTCACTTTGATAAAGTCGTACCGGAAAATGAACGTGATCCGAACCTTATGGAAAAAATCGAACGTGAAATAGGGGGAGTTATCTTTAAGCTGATTCATACTTTTGAACAGCCGGAAACGGCAAAGAAAGCTCTTGAATCTCAACAAGTGAGCGAGGAAGCATTAAATATAAAAATTCAAACCGACCATATGACAGAATTTTGTGGTTATTTCTACACAACCAAAGAAAGAAATGGATTATGGATTGGGAATGCTAGAATGATGGGAAATGAAAGAACACATCTTTATCCAGCCTACTTGTTATTTGCTGAAGCAAGTAATATTAAAAATGCATTAAGTTTAAACAACTTTTCAAGCTCATTGAAACAAGGGCTATCCCAACATAAAAATAATGTTGAGTATAGTGCAGCACGTTCAACAGGAGGGAAATTTCGCTCCAATGTTCACTACAAAGACTACTCAGAATTTGAAAACAACTATATCAAGCAAAGATGAAACGAAGGGGCGAAAGCCCCTTTTCTTATGAAATTAACCCAAAAGTGAACACCTAAAGTGAATACTTGTCTTCACTATTCACTATGTAACTATATGATTTTAAACTAAAAATAGCCAAAGTGAACAAGTGAATACCTTTTAAAAATATTTTTTACTATTATACGTTTTACACGTTTTCTTTTTCACAACGCTCCACAAAATCACTCCATAATTGCATAACCGGGCGGCGCAATTCTACATAATCATAACGGTTATACGCTTGGCTTGTTTTATCCCCGATTCTGTGTGCAAGACAACTTTCAGCCAGTCTAAAATCCACTGCTTGATTTTCTAAATAGGTGCGGGCAATCGATCTTAAACCATGACTATCTTGAATCCCTTTATAACCGATCTTTCTCAACGCATTAGCGATTAATTCTTTACTGGCAGATTGAATTCGGTTTGCTATAGTGAGAAAAAACGAATTTGTTATACCCGGTGATAGGTTTTAATTCTTCCAAAATTTCAAGCATTAAAGACGAGAGCGGAACAGTGTGGGGAAATTGTCCTTGTCTTGTTTTCTTCATTTTTATTGCCGGAATCGTCCATAATTGTTTACTAAAATCAATTTCAGACCATTCAACCGAAACGGCCTCAGCAGGGCGAACCATTGAAAGTAATTGCCATCTGAATAAAACTTTAGTGAGGAAATCTCGATTAGAATCACGGAAATCTTTTAAGAGTTTTGGAAGTTGTTCCGGTTTAATTGCCGGGTGATTCTTTTGTGGTTCTTTGTGATACGCATCAGAGGCTTTAATACAAGAATTGAAGGGGATTAAGCCCAGTGTGACGGCGTAGTTTAAAATTTGATTGGCAAGGTTTAAAAGACGATGCAAAGTATCATTAAATCCTTTTTCATTCAGTGGTTTTACGGCTTTAATTAATCGTGGTGAGGTAATTTCATCAATAGGATAGTGACCTATTTCAGGGAAGATATATTTTTCTAATCTCGCCCAGTTTTTCTCCATAGTTAGCGGTTCAATTTCTTTACTTCTTTTTTCTTTCCACAATAGAGCCACATTCAAGAAACTATTTTCATTTTGACCGCTTTTTAGTTTTTCTTGTTCTTCTTCATATTCTTTAGGTGAAATTCCTTGAGCGAGCAGAGCATTATATTCTTCTCGTTTTTGGCGAGCTTGAGCAAGAGAAACGGACGGATACGTTCCAATAGTAAGCGATGTTCTTTTATTTGTCACAGGGTGATAATAATTGAAGATCCATGCTTTAGCTCCAGTAGGTTTTACACGCAAATAGAGCCGGTTCCCATCACTCAAATTGTATTCTGTCTTCTTTGGTTTTGCTTTATCAACTTCTGTATTTGTAAGGGGTTTAGTAATGCGTGGCATAGTTTTTCCTATTTGTAGTAACAAGATTTTAGAGGAGTTTAGCACCTTGTTACTAAACTTGTTACTAAAAACCGTGATTAGAGACAATTAAATACGAAAAGTTACGATAAGAGAAAGTGCGGAAAAGCCTTGTAAACACTGGATAAAACAAAGCCCCACGTTAAGTTCCGCAGGGCTATGAAAGGGGTATATGGTGCGACTAGCTGGACTCGAACCAGTGACCCCCACCATGTCAAGGTGGTGCTCTAACCAACTGAGCTATAGTCGCATTGAATGCGGTGGATAATAAACAGTTTTTTTTATGAAGACAAGTAATTTTCTTTAGTGACTATTTTAAATGATAAAAAAATAACCAAAAGGAGGAGAGCGTGTAGGGAAGTCTTTTTTGATTTTGGCTTCTTTTAGGCGTATAATGCGCGCCGATTTATATTGCTCAAAAAATATTTGGGTGAATGGTTTATTTAAAGTTAGCAAAATATTTACGGAGTAGAATGATGTCTAGAAGGCTAAGAAGAACGAAGATTGTATGTACTATGGGTCCAGCAACTGATCGCGATAACAATCTTGAAAAAATTATTGCAGCGGGTGCAAACGTCGTTCGTATGAACTTCTCTCACGGTACCCCTGAAGATCATATTGAACGTGCTGAACGTGTTCGTTCTATTGCGAAAAAATTAGGTAAGACAGTCGCGATTTTAGGAGATCTACAAGGGCCTAAAATTCGTGTTTCTACTTTTAAAGATGGCAAAATTTTCTTAAATGTGGGCGATAAATTCATTCTTGATGCGGAATTACCAAAAGGTGAAGGTAATCAAGAATCGGTAGGTTTAGACTATAAAACCCTTCCTCAAGATGTCGTTCCCGGTGATATTCTTTTATTAGATGACGGGCGTGTTCAACTAAAAGTACTATCAACCGAAGGCGCTAAAGTATTCACTGAAGTGACTGTTGGTGGTCCATTATCAAACAATAAAGGGATTAACAAATTAGGCGGCGGTTTATCTGCAGATGCATTAACTGAAAAAGATAAAGCAGACATTATTACTGCGGCACGTATTGGTGTTGATTTCTTAGCGGTTTCTTTCCCTCGTTCAAGTGCAGATTTAAATTATGCACGTGAGCTTGCTAAACAGGCAGGGTTAAATGCGAAAATTGTTGCTAAAGTTGAACGAGCTGAAAGTGTAGCAAGTGACGAAGCAATGGATGATATTATTTTAGCGTCTGATGTTATCATGGTTGCTCGCGGTGACTTGGGTGTTGAAATCGGTGATCCTGAATTAGTGGGTGTTCAGAAAAAATTAATTCGCCGTTCACGTCAATTAAATCGTGCAGTAATTACCGCTACACAAATGATGGAATCCATGATTAGTAATCCTATGCCGACCCGTGCGGAAGTCATGGACGTTGCGAATGCAGTATTAGACGGTACTGATGCGGTCATGCTTTCAGCAGAAACGGCTGCGGGACAATATCCGTCAGAAACTGTCGCAGCAATGGCCCGTGTTTGTTTAGGGGCGGAAAAAATGCCTAGCATAAACGTGTCTCGTCATCGTATGGATAAAGAGTTTGATGATATTGAAGAAGCCGTTGCCATGTCTGCAATGTATTCAGCAAACCATATGAAAGGTGTTGCGGCAATCATTACTTTAACCCATTCCGGTCGTACTGCCTTATTAATGTCTCGTATTAGCTCAGGTTTACCTATTTTTGCCTTATCTCGTAATCAGGAAACCTTAAACCTTTGTGCGTTATATCGTGGTGTGACCCCGGTATTCAGCGATGCTGAATCTCGTAGCTCAAACGGCGCACAAACGGCAATTGCCTTATTAAAAGAAAAAGGCTACTTAAACTCCGGCGATTTAGTGTTATTAACTCAAGGTGATGAGTTAATGAAACATACTAACGTATGTCGTACTTTAATCGTTGAGTAATAGACGAGTTAGAATCAAAAGAGCGGTGGGATTTCCCACCGTTTTTTATTTTTCCTTTCGAGATAAAAATAGTCGTGGAAAGCGCCTCGAAAATTATTTATAAATCGTTAAAGTGATTTACTCGCCTCTTCGGAGCCGTTGACAAAGCCAACCTTCAAAAAACTTTGTTTTTTCTGACCGCACTTTTTTCTTAAACCTCCCCTCTATTTGCGGTATCATAAACACCAATCCTTTTTGTATTTCAAACTATCTATGGCCTCGAAACCGCAAATTACCTCATCAGATAAACAAACCGCACAAGTTAGTATTCCACCTCATTCCCTTGAAGCCGAACAAGCCGTATTGGGCGGTATTATGTTGAGTAATCAACATTGGGATAGCATTGCTGAACGTGTGATTTCAGATGATTTTTATACCTTTGCACATCGTGCAATTTTTCAAACAATGGAAGATCTCATCCGAAATCAATCGCCCATTGATTTGATTACCCTTGATCAAGCATTAAAGAATAAAGGTATCAGTGAAGAAGTCGGCGGTTTTGCTTATCTTGCCGAGCTGTCGAATAATACGCCGAATGCCATCAATATTTTGGCGTATGCGGATATCGTTCGGGAAAAAGCGATCTTGCGGGAATTAATTTCCGTGGGAAATCGCATTGCAGAGAAAAGCTATTCACCAAAAGGACAGGATATCAAACTCATTTTAGACGAGGCCGAAAGGGAAGTTTTTGCCATTGCAGAAAAACGTAGTTCTTCCAGCGAAGGTCCGCAAAATGTCATTGCGGTATTACAGAACACGATTGAACGCATTGATACCTTGAGTAAAGTGAAAAACCATTCTGGGGTGACCGGTGTAACAACAGGCTTTACGGATCTTGATAGAAAAACGGCAGGGCTTCAACCTTCCGATTTAATTATTGTTGCAGCCCGTCCTTCCATGGGAAAAACCACCTTTGCCATGAACCTGTGTGAAAATGCAGCGATGGCAAGTGATAAACCCGTGTTAGTGTTTAGTTTAGAAATGCCGGCGGAACAAATTATGATGCGTATGATCGCCTCCCTTGCCCGAGTGGATCAAACTAAAATTCGTACCGGTCAAGGGCTGGATGAGATTGAATGGAATAAAATTAGTAGCGTATTCGGTATGTTTAAACAGAAGAACAACCTTTATATTGATGATTCTTCTGCCTTAACGCCAACGGAAGTGCGCTCGCGTGCACGGCGTGTTTATCGTGAAAATGGCGGACTGAGCCTTATCATGGTGGATTATTTGCAACTTATGCGTGCACCGGCATTTTCCGATAACCGTACTTTGGAAATTGCGGAAATTTCACGTTCATTAAAAGCCTTAGCGAAAGAGCTGGAAGTCCCTGTCATCGCACTTTCTCAGTTAAACCGAACCTTAGAACAACGGGCTGATAAACGTCCGGTAAACTCGGATTTACGTGAATCAGGCTCGATAGAACAAGATGCCGATTTGATCATGTTTATTTATCGTGATGAAGTCTATAACGATAATTCTGAAGATAAAGGCGTAGCGGAAATCATCATCGGTAAACAAAGGAATGGTCCGATCGGTCGTGTACGTTTGAAATTTAACGGGCAATTTTCACGTTTCGATAATCTTGCGGAACAGCGAGAATATCATGATGACTATTAA